TTTACCGCCACCGCCACCACCGTACCGACTGCCGCCCATGCCGCCGCCTTTACCGCCCATGGCTCCGGGCACCCCGCCCATCATGCCGGGTTGTTGCTGCTGCCATGGCGGTTGTTGTTGTTGTTGCTGCCATGGCGGTTGTTGTTGTCGCATGCCGCCACCTTTGCCGCCACCACCGCCGCCATAGCCGCCGCCGTAGCCGCCGCCTTGCCCCCCAGTCATGTACTGGGCATTCTGCAATTGAGGCAAGTTAGGATAGTTCTGCCCCATAAAATCATTCACATTTCCGTGCATGCCCGACTGACGCCAAGCATCGTTTGCTTGCTGGTGAGCCGCAAGATTTTGGGGAGAATTTCCAAATTGGTCGTACCCCCGCGGGTGTTGTTGCTGACCGCCTTTACCGCCACCGCCGCCGCCCGTCATTCCGCCGCCGCCTTTACCGCCACCGCCATATCGTTGCGGCTGTTGAAATTGCTGGTTATGCCGCCACACGTCGCCGCCGGGTCCGGCGCTGCCCAGTGCATTTGGGCCGTAACCGGGGCCACCTAATGTGCCCATCATCATGCCGTTATTCTGTGCGCCCATAGCGGCTTGTTGTTGCGCGTTAGGTGTTGGTGCTGTCATGTTCGCCCCTGATTGCCCAATTTGATTCTGGGATAAATCCAGTGCTTGGTCGTTGAAAACGCCAAGCCCATAGGTTTGATTTGCCGCCCGCGAGCTATTGTCCGGTACGCCCGGGTACTGCGGATTGGTAAATGGATTCGGGTCTGGTGGCGGCTGAAAATTCTGCCACCAGTTTGGGTTATAGCCGCCATACGATCCACCGGACATTATGCTCTCCCACCAGTCTTACGGACGTTCGCTCGCACACCAATAGCTTTGTCAAAACCCCCGGTGATATTAAGCCTAAACCGGGGGTACCGCGCATTAATTCTTACGCTGGCTTCGCCATTGATTGCATTTAAGCTGCGCGCCGATGAGTAATTCACATTATCCTGCAACCGGTTCCGGGTACCTACTTGGATGGTAACGGAACTGCCCGGCTGACCTTCGTACAATGGTCGCACACTATTAATGACCAGTCGCTGATGATCCGCCCCGCTAATTTCCTTGGTATCTAGGGTGCCGACCAGCGGTGTACCGTCGAACGTACCGGATTTATGATCGGTTGCAAAACCCATGATGCTTAACTGCCCGCCGGTAAATGCGTCTGAATCCACGTTAATAGAATCAGCATCAATGCCGCCGGGTAATGGTGTGTCCAAAGCATCCAGCACAAATCCGGGGCTAACAAATTCAGCTATGATTTCGGTATCTACTTCGGCCCATGACCATTTATCGGCTACCCAGTTGTACATTATTAGCCGGTTATTAAACGCTGATGATTGGCTGGTACGAAACGCCCACATGACCAGCCGCCGTTCGCGGTCGATAGCGGCGCGCATGGAGTCCAACCCTTCAGAATCGGCTTCATTCAAAAACCATTGGCTAACTCGGTTGGCGCTAATTTGCTGAGATTCGCTACTACCATCAGTGCGATAAAAACCGTCCCAGCCAAAGTAATAGACGGTGCTGCCAAACCATGTAACTGAATGACTGGCGGGAGTGCCCCGTTTACGTTCGATTTCGTCAAACTGAAACACCAGCGGCGGGCCAACATAATCCATACGTTGTATGGCTTGTTTCTGAAAAATAAGCCCGTATTCACCCGGCACTACGCGCATAACCTCGCCACCGCGGCCGAATAATTCCTGCCGGTCGCTTTGGGTGGCCAATGATCCAGAAGTTAAGTCCCATTGTTCGGAATTATTAAACCCCGACCAGCCAACTACATCGGAACCAAATGCGGGGATATTGCCTGCTACCACAAAATCCCGCACGGTCCCGACATACTTGGCCGTGGGAGCGTTGGGCAAATCTTCAAACTCAGTACTGGGTGCATCCACGTCAAAGTATTGCAGCACCTGTCCGTCATCGGCAGCTATAACCCGGCTGCCAAATTTAGCAAAATCCCATAACCCCGCGCTGTACACACCGCCCACTGTCCGGCTTACGTCATCCCACGTATCACCGGTAAGCAGGGTGTACAGTTTGGTGGAGTCACCGGCAAAGTTAAGTATGCCGCCCAGATCATCCGGCGCCCAATACGAACCTAATGCCTGCCCGGTTAAAGCAGTGGTGAAAGTTTGTAAGTCGGCCAGTGAGCTATAACTGCTTATTTCGGGCACAGTATTTTTAGCTTCGGTCGCACCGGGGTTAGCCAAATCGGGCAAATCCGGTAGCCACTCGCCAAAGTCGATTAATTCAGCTTTGGTTGTCACACCACACCCCGTGGATTGCCGTAGGCCACCATACTGCCGAAACGCTGGCGCTTACGCTGTTCAGATTTGTGCAGCGCCGCCACCATGGCAGTGAATTTGGCCGCAAAGCGTTCTTCTAATACGTCCTCTTGGATAAATTCAGCGCCTGCGCGTAAGTAGGCGTACAGGTACACATCGTAATGATTGGCCAGTAACCAGTTGGTATCCGCGCCATCAACCAATGTGGCAAACCGGGTGTAATAGCCCAGTGCTATTTGCGGCGGCGTCGAAGCATTACCCGCTGGGGCGAATGTGAACTGCACGGCGTTGCTACCATCGCCTTCGATAGTGTAAAAAGTGGTGCGACTGGCATTCTGGTAGGTATTATCCCGCCGCAGCATTTCAGGGGCTTTGTATTCCAGCGTCCCGGCTGACGGGCTACTGGCGTCGTCCAGTTGCATGTACTTCACTTCCATAAACAGCGCAGGCGCTGCTACGGATCGCCCTATAAGAGATAAAACCGTGTGGGCTTCCTGCGCCACAGTACGCACTTCCCGATTTATGGCGGCTTGCGCGATATTGGTTATCGACGCCAGCGCATTAGCATCGGATGATATGTCATCACGAATCAGCCATTTATCCAGATCGGTCTGAATTTGCGAGTAAGTAGTCATAGTTTATTAACCATGGTGCGCAGGTACTTATATTCGGGGCTGTTCAGTTTCATAACCTCAAACTGCCCCCATGTGTAAGTATCTTTGTACTTGTTTTTCCATTCTTTTTTCCACGCCATGTAGGTATTAATAGGCACACGGGCGGCGTGGCGAAAATTCGCTTTTGTGTTGGGTCGTTCGTGATTGCGCGAATGCGCGTTAGCGTCGAGTATAATTTTCTCGACGGCGGTAGGTGTATGCTCGATGGTGATTAATTCATCATCGGATACGTGGACAATATGATCTACGCCGGTAGGGCTACGATCCAGCAGTATCTTCTTCATTTGCCGCTTCCGCTGCGGCACGGCGGACAGCCCGTGGATTCACGGACGATTCCGGCTGTGCCTCGGGTTCGGCAGCGGGCGACTCCTGTTCATCAGGCGCTGCGGGTGGAGTGTGATTTAGCATATCCGCTATTGTTGCTTTTGCTTCGGCTACTTGGGCTTCCTCATTCCTACCATTGGGTTTGAATGATGGCGAGCAAAATTTAGCCATTGGGGCATCTGGATATATCAAGGGGCGGGTTGCTGGGGCCATGGTCAATTCACATTTCCCCGAATCCATCATGGCTTGAAATAAAGGATCATCGTCGGAAAATTCGATAACTTCAGTAGGTTCCAGCTTGCGTTGTTCCGGCGGGCCGCCAAAGTGCAAACCCATGGTGGCTACTTTGTCGTCCATACTTTTTATTTTTAGACGTGGCATGCAAATTCTCCGGTAAAAAGGGGGGCACCCTTGCGGGTGCCCCAAAGGTTGTTGTCGCGTTCCGTTACGCGGTCATTGCTACGGTTTCGTCAATGTCGGCTACAACTGCACTTGCGGCCTCATTTTTCGATACCACAGTCCAGTCAACCAGTATGTGCCTGCGTTCCGCGTCACCGATCTTTGCAATCGTTTCGGTTTTGTAGCCGTCCAGATATGCAATTTCCCAGTACTCGGTGTCCAGAATCCACACGTCCCGTTCCCGCTGGAAGCGGTTAGGTACAACGTCCAGAACCTGAAAGTCGCCCACATACACATCAACTGCGCCCACTACCGAAACGCCACCACGATTGGTCGGCCCTTGGTCTTGGTATTGCGTAGCAATTCTCGCAGGATCAGTGAACATGAAATTTGAGAAACGCTGCTTAACTGTCGGGCCGACCATTAGCATGTTCGGATCGCCGCCAGCAATATACGCTGCTCTCATTTCCGCCAGCAACAGGGTTTCAGTAAGCGCCCGTTGGGTGCCGTCCGTTGCTGCCGTTGTTGGTTGGCCAAACGTGGTACTGGACAAAGCCGGGTCGGCACCTAATGCACCGCGACTCGTATTTGTTGAAATCCACGCTGGCAAGCCTGCCGTTTCAGACGCTAACGACGATGAACCTGCTACGGTTTCTTGGTTGTCGCAGGCGCGGGCTTCTACGTCACGTCGAAGCTCTTTGCCCTTTTTAGCGATTTGGTAGGCCAATTCCGATTTTCTTCCGGCTTTGTTCACGATATTGGCGCGACGTGACACGGCGATGTACTTAATGCTGATTTGCATAAATACCCCGATACGTTGCGCTTCATCGGAACTGTCCGTTCCAAAATCGGCTCCGTCGATGGCAGCATTGGTTGTGACCGCGGCGGCCAATTCATCAATTTGCCATTCATGTAGCGTTTGTGAACCGCTACCACGCCCTGCGTTTGCTTGAAAAGGCACTTCGGTTGGACTGATGTTATAAATAACGTCAGTCAAATCCTCTCGAACATTATCACCCGAAGTCGCAAGGTCAAACCTGTCAAAGTTTGTAGTACTCATTAGGGGCTACCTCTTAGACTATTCCCATTTCTTCGATTATCGCAGCCGCATCCGATACCTTACCGCTAGCCTTCAACCGCTTACCTAATTGACGTGCCCTGTTCCGGTCTACTGTCGCCCGGGTACGGCCGGGGGTTTGCTTACCCGGTTTGGTCACCAATGGAATTTCCTTTTTAACCCGCTGGGCCGTAGTTTCGGCTGTCGCTTTTTCGGCCCGAAGTGTCGCTACTTCGGTACGCAAATCAGCTAATTCCAATACGGCTTTCACGATACGGGCGTCAGCCACGCTACCAACTTCAAAATCCGTAAAACCCAACTCATTGAGCGTTGTACGGCTGGTTGCGCGCTGAGTCTCACCCCAGTTACCAGTTTCTTCCAATGCCGCAATCTCACGATCACGGGTCATAGTTTGCAGATTAGCCATGTAAGATGTGTAATTGACTGCTGCCTGTTCCCGTGCCTGCCGTAGCAAAGCTATCCGCCCGCTAATTTCTTCGCGTCGCGCTGACCATTCCGCCGGATCACTTTCACGCAATGATTTCATGCGCTCAGTGTTCATTTCGGCGGATACTAGCTGCTCAGTCAGACCAAACTGCTGGGCCAGATTTACAGCTTGTGCCTGTAAATCCGCTAACTTGCCTTGCGATTCGCTATCAAAATTACGGCGGTCCTCTGCCAGTTTGGCCGTGGAACGTCGATAATCGGCGTCTTTTTGGTAGCCCGTTTCTAATTCAGCAAGTGTCACCGTAACGTCCTCACCCGCTGCTGAAAATGTATGGGTCAGTGTCGCGCTTAGATCACCAACATTGGTTTCTAATGCGTCTGCCAAATCAGCCAGCGTTTCAATAGGACTGTCATCGGTGTCTGCGTCGCCAGTAGGGGCTTCTAAAGTCTCCGATTCTTCGGGCGCAGCATCAGTATCGGCGGCCGGTAGGTCGTCGTCCTCTGCTGTCGCCTGAATTTGTGCGCCTTCAGGTTCCGGCTCCGGTTCTACTTCCGGTTCCGGCGCGGCGTCTTTGGCGGTAAACCGCCCTTTCAAATCTCTGCCGGGCTGGGCGTCGTCGCCCTCATAATCTGGGTGCGCCCGTGACGGCTCACCACTAGGGTTAAATTGCCCGTCATCGTCCAGCAAACTTTCAATGCCTTTGGCAGCTTCGCGGACGGTAATAGCGCCTTCCGGCTGGGCAGGTGCGTGTTCTGGCGGCATTATTCAGTCTCCCGCGGTTGGTTAGCCAATCGCAATTGTTCTTTTTGTCCTACGGTGACCAAATCCCGTTTAACCCAATTCAGGGTACGCAGGATACGGCACCATTCGCGTTCGTAAGCATCGGATTCAGAACTGCCATCACTTGTAATGGCTTCCAATTGTTGCAGCGCCCGATTCCGCAGCCGTTCAAATACTTCGACAAACGCCGGATCATTCAGCAAACGGGTGGAATCGCTTGCCTTGATTTCCGGCGCTTGCCGCTTGCTCTTATCCTCGCGGATATGAGCGTTTTTGGTACTGGCTTTGGCCACTACGTCGCTTTGGTGCTGCGGTACCGGTCAGCCGCACACATGGTGCGTGAATTGCCTTGGGGATTTTTAACCCCTTTATCACCGATGGCTTTACCGGAATTACCCTCTTGCATATTCAGATCGGCGTACTTGGCATTAGATTTCGTAGTGCCGCTGATTTTGCCGTTTCCGTGTGAATACCCTTGACCTTCCATTGCTGTGTCCTCTGCCGTAAATGACTGATTCGCGGCGAGTATAAGCCCTGCCGCCCCTGCTTTGCTAGTTTACCCGGCAGCCGTTATCTGCATGCCAGTGGTGGCGCCGTCATTGTCCTTTTCAATATCCACCTGAAAAGACTTGGAACGGGCCGGTAGATTGACTATAGGCGCCATGGGCTTCTGTTTTATCAGCGCCGCCAGCATGTCATTGCTGGTTTTCTGCTGGACGCCCATCAGTTCTAAAAACCGTTGCTGCTCAGTCATAACCGCCTGCACTAACCCGGTCATACGGTCCATGCTGGTGCGAATAGACTCGGCAATAGCAACCGCTTCTGGGCTGCTCAATTCAATATGGTTTTGCAGGTCTACCTTGTAAGGGGTCAGTGCAACCGGAGTTCTATTCGGTTTACGTTTCTTCGTCAGATTCACCATCGTCAGAATCCTCATTGTGTTCAGTCACAATACGCTGGGCTTCACGGGCGGTATCGGATGCTTCCACCCGGGCCAATTCCGTTTCGGCCTCAGTTTTACCAACTTGGGCATCGGTCAGATCAACGTCAGCGCGTATCTTTTCGACCTTGGTTACCAAATCAGCTTCTTTAATGTCATATTCTTTTTCAAGCCGCAATTCGTCCAGCGCCAGTTCGCGTACCTTCAGTTCGCGGTCCTTTTGTTTTTCCTCTATGTCGGCAGCTTTTAGCTGTCCGTCCTGCTGATTCTTGGCCGCTTCCATTAACAGTTTGCCCTTTACTTCGGCCTTGTCTAACTGGGCTTTATCCTCTAGCGCCTTAGCTTGGGCTTGCGCCAATATCATTTGTGCGTCCGGCGGCGGCGGTTCCGGCGGCTTGTATTCCGGCGAATCCGGGTCAACAAAATACGCTCGTACATCGCCCACACCAGCGGCGTTAATAATCCGTTCCAGCGTGTTATAGAGTTTGCCCGGCGTTGACATACCCTGCGGCAATGCTTCTTTTTGCATGTTCAATAACTGGGTCAACATGACAATCATTTGCTGTTTGTTGTTAAAACCCAGCCCGACATTCACGGTCATATCGGTACGGTCACGCCAGCCCTGCGGGTCCACGTCTACCCAAGTGCCGCGTATTTTTACAGTTTTAGCAATGTCCCAGTGAGTACGCAGTAGCTGATGCACTTTCAGCATCAGGAATCGCATGCCAGTTTCAGCGAATATACGCACCAACATTTCAATCCGCTGGCTGGCCTGATCTATGGCGCCCATAAATGCGCCCATAGTGGATTCCTGCAATACGGCCGGGTCCAAAGATAACTCTGGGGCAACACCGGTACGCAGTTTTTTCTTGTCCTCTATGTGTTGAATCACCGGCAGAATATCGCCAATGATCGGCTGCGACTGTTCCGGCACCATGGCATTCTGGGCCGGGCCGCGCACCGGTATAAACTCGGTCTGGGTATTCAGCATGGCTTCTATGGTCGAGCCATCCTCAGTCAATGCGTCCTCACTGAACACCTTGCGGCGTACATTGATTTTATAGACGTTATCCAGTAGCTGCCGGGTCAGCACCGATTGCAGTAACTGTAAGTCTTTAACTATGTCCGCATACGACATGCCCGTATGCTTGTGCTGCATCAGGATAGACGACAACGCCACCATGGGTTGAAAATTAGTTTCTTCGTTATCAAATACCTGATCGCCAATCAGTGTGGTTTTACGGAATTCCGCTAGCCCGTCACCATCGTAGTCGTACCATGCGTAACATTCATGCACCCAGAATTCACGCATGCTGGGATCATCCTCATCCTGCGCGTCCGGGTCCTCATCCTCATAAAACAGCCGATTAACACGTTCGTCATTCCACTGATGATCCTCTGCTATGCCGACACTATCCAGCCGGTCCATATCAAAGCCTTCTTCGATTAGCTGACTGTAGGTTTTGCGTACCCTATGGCACACAAAATCAGCGGTATCTAAATCCAGTGACAGGCAATCGTTATCCACCAAACATTCTTCGGGCGGCACCGGGTCAAGCCGCAATTCGGCTTTCATCTTTGTGGTGCGTATTTTTAGGTCAAATACTTCGACCGGCTGTTGTACTTTAGTGGATTGCGGCGGCTGGCCGGGTTGTGGCGGCGCCTGCGGCACTTCCACCATGACATTACGGGTACGTTGTTCCAGTATTTCTACTTCCGGGTCATCAACCACCATTTGCACAGCCATGGGCGTCAAGCCTTTCAGCATGCCCACGTCCGTATGCATTTTTTCCTCTATATGAATTTTGATGTACCCGTTCGGGTACATCAGCGCATCTTTGAACCAGTGGTGGAGACTTAGGAAACCGCGGCCTTTGTTGCCTTTCAGAATGTAATAGTTGGCAATGTCCGTTTCTTGTTCTGCCGCTTCCTCATCCTCGGGGCTTTCCGGGTCGAATGTAACAATTTTATCCCCGGCACTGAATACGCGAAGTACGGACGGTAGCACCCATTCAATGGTTTCCAGCACTTCCCGGGTAACATGCTTGCTATAGCCTTCGCGCTCATTGCCGTATTCCTGCCCGATGTAATAGTTGAAATTTTCCTGCCGGACTTGCGATAAATCGCCGTCCTCATCATTCATGGCTTGGGTGATTTTACGGCCCAAAAAGCCAACAACTTGGCTATCGGACATGACCGTGCCCTGTCGCGGTTCTACCCGATCAACACGACCCAACTGGCGGCGGGTACTGGCTAAGTCAGTCCGGGCATGCCCACCGCGGCTACCAAGTACGGCTGATTGAACGGAACGGCTGCGGTTACGGGCTACCATGGACTACCTCACAACACATGATCGACATTCGGGTTAAACACTGATCCACGCTTGCCTTTACTCCTGCGGGCATATTCACGGGGGTTCCGTGCCGCCCCATATACATCGGATTGTGCCCTAAAGCCTGCCCGGCCGCCACGATAGCCCTGCGCGAACTGCCGGAAGGCATCAGCGCCGTTACGCGCCCAGTTCTTTGCCGGGGTTTCCCGGGTAGTCTTATACAGCGCGTCCCACGTCCATTCATAACCGGACAGCGCCCGTAGCCCTATTTCGCAGCCTTCCTCATCGAACCAGCAGGAGTCAAAAATTTTCCGAGTCAATTCAATACCATCATGGATACTGCGTATGCGGGGCACCACAACCAGCGGCCGGACCCCGGCGGCTTCCAGAATCATACGCCGGGACATATTGTTGACGGTACTTAGGTCGGTCACTTCCACGTCATGCGGCAGGTAGTGCCGCCCGTAAAACCAACCATAATCCTCTTTGAATTCAATCAGTTTGCGGGCGTACTCGGCCAGATCAACTAACCGGGATTCGTAGTAATACACAAAATGGTGCCGCACATCGACATACTGGTGGAACCAGATACTGGTCACATCATTGCGGCCAATGTCCCAGAACGTATTTATCGGCAGCGACCGGTCAATGGGTAGCTTGCAAATACGGCGGTCATGGCGGGCTTTGCGTAACTGCTTGCCGTAAATGGCCAGTTCCGTAGTGCGCTCAAATGCTTCCGCAGGCGTAGACGGATACTCCTGCTTCATGTTCTGCTGCTGTTCAGCCGCCTTTTTAACGTACCAAAATTTCTTTTCTGGCGTCAGATCAATGCCATGTTCCGTTCGCAGTTCCTGAAAATACAGCATCAGTTTTTCAGGAATTTCTACCGTTTCATGCAGTTCGTAATCCGGGTGTTTGAACCACGGGTAGAAAAAGAATTTGTAATCCATGTCAGTAAAATGATTATCGCCATTGGCTACCGCAGCAGTCATATCTTCGCTGCGTTGGCATATGTCG